GAAACAATATTTAACTGTGAGTATCCTGCTAACATCAAAACACTTTGGAAACATCAAGGTGGGCGTGGACCTTATATGAGTGCTAAAATGACAATACCTAGTGAACGTGAAGGCGAAAGCGGAACACATGAATTAATTATTGATGATACAGCAGGCATTGTAAAAGCATATGAAGCAGTAACACAGTATTGCGGTTGGCAACCTATTGAAGCAGGTAAAACAATGGGCTTATCACCATATGGTAAACCTAATGACGGCATACCACAAATTTACACAGACGACGGTGACAATGAATGGGTATCTGCTAATAGAAATATAATCATTCCAACTTATCCTAATGGTGCAGTTGTAAATGAAAACAGATACGAAACTCTTAAAACAGAACAAAGTGCCTACGAAAATAGAGAAGATTTAACCAAATTACAAAGCCGTAGAGATATGGCGTATGCAATACAAAAAGAATCTCAAGAACGTGTATTAGAACTTATACTTAAAGCAGTTGAAATGACTGGTAATAAAAATGTTGTATTAAGTGGTGGATACGGTTTAAATTGTGTTGCTAATTATTATTTCTTAGAAACTTTAAACAAACATGACATTAAATTATATGTAGAACCTATATCAAGTGATGCAGGAACATGTATTGGTGCGGCAATGTTACATTACCATCACATGATGCAAGATGATACTCAACGTCCTTATGCAGATAGTTTGTATTTAGGTCCTGCGTATTGTCATTCAGAAGAAGAAATAAATGCAGTTGTAGAAAAATATGACGCAGAAATAAAAGATGCAGAAAATAAAGATGTAATAGAATTATTAACAAATAAAAACATTGTTGCTTTATTTCAAGGACGTAGTGAATCAGGACCACGTGCTTTAGGTAATAGAAGTTTATTGTTTGATCCATCTTATGAAGATGGTAAAGACCATGTTAACAAAGTAAAACGTAGAGAATACTTTAGACCATTTGCAGGAAGTATACTGCATGAACATGCAGACGAATGGTTTGATATGAAAGGTATGGAACAATCTCCGCATATGATGTATGCAATGGATTGTAAAGAAGGCGTTGCAGAAAAAATTCCAAGCATTATACATATTGATGGTACGTGTAGAATACAAACTGTTAAAGAAGAACAAAATCCTAATTATTACAATTTGATAAAAGATTTTTATGACAAAACAGGCTTGCCTATATTATTCAATACCAGCTTTAATTTAGGTGGCGAACCACTTGTAGAAACACTAGATGATGCAGTGAGAACATTGTACGATAGCGATATAGAATATCTATATTTGCCTGAATATAATAAATTAATTTGTGTGAGAAACTAATGACAATCAAAACAAAAATATTGGAGCATATCCAAGGTAACTTCTCCGATACATTTTCTTTACAACAAGAATATAGAAGCCATCCTGGTTACAGTAAACTTGAAATAAAAAACTTTTTGCCTTATGATCTTGTACAAGATATGGCTAAAGAACTTGACGACATACCTTTAAAAGATTGTAAAAAGTTTACAAGAAAAGGTAGTTGTATGTATGAATACAATAAAGTAGATAATACACCTATTCAAGATGCTGTTGTTAGTGCATTGCATGGTGCAACTTTTTTAAAGTGGCTTCAAGAAATTACAGATACTGTAGATTTAATACCAGACCCACACTTAGTAGGTGCAGGATATTGTAAAGCATTTACAGGAGATAGTTTAAAAGTTCATACTGATTTTAACTGGAATGAACAAATTAGATTACACAGACGTTTAAGTGTTATAATATATCTCAATCCTAAATGGCAAGAAAGTTGGGGCGGCAACTTAGATTTTTATGATACTGATAGAGAAACTGTTGTTAGTCGTGTTGTACCAGATGCAGGTAATTTAGTAGTATGGAGTTATAATAATCTTGCTTATCATGGATATCCTGAGCCAATGAAACTTCCTACAGGAATGAGTAGAAAAAACTTAAGATTGTTTTACTATGTAAGTAATGCAAAACACGATGATAAATTTCCTCCACATAGAAGTTTATATTGGTTTGACGATAAAGAAAAGGTTCCATACGATAAGCCATGGGAAAAATAAAATTACAAATTCCACAATTTGATTATAAGAATCTTACATGGGTGAAAGAAGATAATGTAACCATACTAGATCGTGCTGACGAATTCGAAAAACAAAATTTACAATATATTAAGGTAGGATACAACAATCTCAATAGTATGTACTATAGGGCATTTGAAGTATCTGAAGATATACACAATTTCTGTAAAACATTATTTCCTAGGTACAGCGTAGGAGTAATGAAACAACCTCCAGGTCAAACATTACCTAGTCACGAAGATACATTTTTTAAATTTGCTAAAACTAACGATATTGATCCTTATCAATGCTGTAGAGTCAATATTTTCTTAGAAGATTGGCAAAGTGGACATTATTTTGAAATAAATGAAAAAAGTGTCTTGCATTGGAAGCGTGGTGATGCTATAATAATACGTAGAGACCAAATGCATTTAAGTGGAAATATGGGTATGACCACAAAGTACACAATGCAAGTTACTGGAGTATATGATGAATTTACGTGGCGCTAAACCTGTTGTTGATAACTTTTTTAAAGACTACATTAGTAAAATAGATTGTAGTGCAGATCTATATAATGAAAAATTGCCACAAGTATTTACAGACAATTTTTATAATTGGATAAGCAGTAGTGAACTTAATACACTACTTGGCTTAGATTGTTTTCCTAGCAAACGTCTTGTGTGCGGCACAGCACAGGCATTTGACCACTTTTACCTAAAACATAAGGATAGACGCTTTAGATTCTATAAGGGCGAATTTATGTACCACAGTGCTTGTTTAAAGCATGGTTTTACGTGGGAATACATTGAGGACGCAAGACTGCATAATAATGATGCTGTAATTATAAGTGTACCATTTAGTGATGCAGGCACACAATTACCAATGGACAATTTGCTGTATAATTGTTATGGAATGGATATTCCTGTGCTATTAGATTTTGCATATTATCCTTGCACAAAAAATATTAATTTAGATTTAGAAAAATTTAGTGCAGTTGAAACAATTACGTTCAGTATAAGCAAAGCATTTTATGGTGCTGAATTTTTACGTGTAGGTATGCGTTTACAACGTGAAGATAAAGATGACGGTATTGATGTATTCAATTCTGTTGAAATGATTAACAGAGTACCGTTAAGTATAGCAAATAATCTTATACAAAACTTTAGCATTGATTACAATTGGCAAAAGTATGGTAAAATATACAGCGAAGTTTGTGCAGAACATAATTTAGAAGAAACTGATTGTATTATGTTTGGACAAGGCGGCGAAGAATATGCAGAAAACAATAGAGGTGGAAAGTACAATAGGGTAACTGTTTCAGACCTTATAGGACAAAAAATAAATGTTTAACAAATTACAAAACTGGCTACCTGTAACATTAGTAAACGAACTAGACAAAATATTTACAGGCGACAAAGTATCATGGATATATACACCTAGTACTGTAAATTATCAAGAAGTAAACAAAGTAGATGGTATTGAAGACAGTCATCAGTTTGTACATTTACTTTACGATCAAGGACAGCCTGTAAGTCATTTATGGGAAGCAGTAAGACCATTAATACATTTTTTTGAATATCATAAAAAACTTCAAGTGTTCGAACTTGGCAGAATAAAAGCAAATATGTTATTTCAAGATACAACAACATCAAACAGTTACAATACACCACATATTGACGTACATGATGATGAATGGACAAGTTTAGTTTATTATGTAAACAAAAGCGATGGTCCAACTGTAATGTTTGATAATAAATTAAACCAAATAGATCAAAGTATTTTTGAACAAGGTAATGCAGTATATTTTCCAAGTAATAAATTACATAGTAGCACTAACCCATTCAATAATTATAGAAGAATAGTAATAAACATAACAATGAAGACAAAGGAGATAAAATGACAGTAGTAAGTAGTCACAACGATTGGGATCCTTTAGAAGAAGTGTTTGTAGGAATTGCAGATCATGCACGTATTCCTACAGTTGATAAATCAACACACTCTTTTGGATTTGCAGATTGTAAGTATGAACATATTAAAGATTTAGAAGGTCCTAGCCCACAGTGGGTAGTTGACGAAGCAAACGAAGACTTAGATGGCTTTGCAAAAGTATTAACAGACTTAGGTGTAAAAGTAAGACGCCCAGAATCAATTGACCACAGTGTTGAATTTGGTTCGCCTGATTGGAAAACTACAGGATGGTATACATACTGTCCAAGAGACTTGTTATTACCTTTAGATAATTTAATTATTGATTGTCCTGGTGCAATGAGAGCAAGACAGTATGAAACAACAGCATATAGAGATTTCTTATATGAAGCAATGGAAGGCGGATCACAATGGATAAGTGCGCCACGTCCAAAACTACTAGATGACATTTATCAACTTGAAGACCTCAGTATTCCAACACTTGTAAACAAAGAAATTGTTTTTGATGCACCTAACGTAGTGCGTTTAGGTAATGACTTATTATATCAAGTAAGTAATTCAGGAACACTACTAGGCGGACAATGGCTAAAAACTATTCTTGAACCTTTAGGATATCGTATCCATTTGGCAGAAAAGTTTTATAGTTATTCCCACTTTGATAGTACGGTTATTCCGTTACGTCCAGGACTTGTATTATTTAATGGTGATAGAATTACACCTGATTGGTATCCACCTATTTTTGAATCATGGGATAAAATATTTTTTCCAGGAGATCAGGTACATGATATTGGTACTAATTTACCTAATAATGTTTCTCCTTGTAGTAAATATATTGGATTAAACTTTATGAGTGTAAACGAAAAACTTGTTATCTGTGATGAAAATCAACACGAATTACGCAAGGTACTTGACCAACACGGTATTGAAAGTATTGGATTGCCAATGCGTCAAGCACGTACACTATCAGGTGGATTTCATTGTGTAACACTTGACACAAAGCGTAAGGGAACACGAGAAGACTACTTTGCGTGATAACAATAGAGGACATTGGTTACCATTTTTAGAATGGATGATCACAACCAGTTGCGACTTGGCTTGCCCTGGTTGTGATCGATTTATCGATTATAATCATAACTGGACAGAAAGTTATGAAGATATTGATAAAAATATGTCCTTTTGGTCTAAACATCTAGACCCAGATAATTTTACACTAATAGGTGGCGAACCTTTATTACACCCTTACATATATAAAATAATTAAAAGCACACGCAAGTATTTTGATCATGCTTGTATAGAAATATACACTAACGGATTATTATTTCCAAAACGTCCTAAACTTATCGAATTACTTTTAGAATTAGGAAATGCAAAAGTCAGTTTAACTTATCATAATCAAGATCCAGAAGTACGTGCAAAGATAGACAGAAATATAAAAAAATATATATTTAAGCATTATGGCTTTTATCAAACTGGCAAAAATAAATGGCAATATAAAGATGTTACATTTGAAACAACTGATCCTACAGAAGGTGGTTGGTATGATTACAGACAAAACTTAAATGGCATCTTAAAACCTTGGAAGGATAATAATCCTGCTGAAAGTTATAGTAAATGCATGGCTAATGTTTATCCAATTATATATAAAAACAGATTATACAAGTGTCCTCCAATAAGTATGGTAGAAACACACTTAACAAAAAGTTTTCAATTAGGAGATGAGGACTGGGCACCTTATCTCGCATATAAAGGATTAGGCACAGATTTTTTAGAAGAAGAACTAGAAGAGTTTATAGATAATATACAAAAGCCACACGAAATATGTGGTATGTGTCCTGCTAATCCTGTTCTTAAAAAACAACCAGATGCAATAGTAAAACATAGGTTAGAAAAGATATGAGAATACCAACAGCATTTTTACAAGGCGGAGCTCGTACTTATGAAACTTTAGTTAACAAATACGAAGGTATATTAGGCTTTGCAGTTGACCAAGAAAACTATGCAGTGCAACCTAAGATGGTTTTATTTTTTGAATTTGTAGGTAATAATGCTTATATGTTACAGCAAATGCCTTTAATGATAGAACGTTTTAAAGACAGTGAATTATTCTTAATACTTGATGACAGTTACGAAGGATTAGCTGACAAACAATTTATGACAATGTTTAAAGAAGCACTACAAGGAAGTAATTGTATAAAACATTGGAGAATATTATCTAGCAATATGAAAATGCGTGGTATATGTAAAGAAGTATTTGGTAATTCTGATAACTTTCAATACTTCAACATACATTTACATCTTAATGAATACGATAATATTGATATACAAAACTATGATTGGAATATAAACAAGCAACTAAGAGCTAAAAAATTTATGTGCGTAAATAGGCAGGAAAGATATCATAGACTTCTGACTGTAGATCATTTAATAAAAAATGATGTTGCAAAGCATACGTTTTTAAGTTGTATGCTAGGCGAATATAAATCATTAATTACAGATTCAGAAAAAACATGGACTGAAAAAGATAAAGGCTTACGTAAATTTTTAGATCCTGACTTAGATAATATAAATTTGACAGATGAACAGAAACAAAGACTGCGTTGTTTGCCTTTAGAGTTAGATGTACACGAAAATCAACATCATGCTATAAAAGTAAATATGCCTAGTTTAGAAACATATTTTCAACAAAGTTATTTTAGTATTATTACAGAAGGGGATTTTACAAGAGGTGAACAAAGACAAATGTTCACAGAAAAGGTTTTAAAATGTTTCTTATATGGACATCCGTTTGTACTTATAGGCTTGCCTGGCACACTTAAACTGTTACAAAATTTAGGATTTATTACTTTTGGTTCAGTAATTAATGAAAGTTATGATAATGAGCTAAATGATGACAAACGTTTGGAAATGTGTTTAGCTGAGGTAGACAAATTAAATAAATTAAATATGAACGAACTAAGAAATGTTTATAATAACTTAGAACCTATACTGCATCATAATCATCAGACATATAAAGTTATAAACAGCATGCCGGCACCTAACAAATTAGCAAATGATCTAATTAGTTGGTATTCAAATGATTAATTATAAAATCTTTTGTAGGTAAGTTTAGTTGTTGTGCGTTTTCTTTGATTAGTTGCTTCTGATCTTTGGGTAAATTCTTTATATCTAAGAATGTAGGATATGTCAATACATTAATGTACCAATCTGCTTTGTAATTACGTACATATTTTGTAATATTTTGTATATCTTCATAGTTGTTCAAGTGCATTACTGTATTAAATTCTAATTTGTGCTTTTTCTTTACTACATAATCAACAAATTCACAAACTTTACTCCATTTTGTGCCACCTCTAACCTTTTCAGCTACTTGTCCTACACCATCTATACTTACAATGAACATTATGCTTTTAAAATTAGCCCAAATGCTTTCTAATTTTTCTGTAGGCATATACATAGCGTTTGTATTGTACACAACATCTACTTTTTTTGGGTCTTTAACTAATTTTAACAATTCTAAATGTCTATTTGTGCTTAACGGCTCACCTCCTAAGAATAAAACTTTAGTAACTGTATCAGGAACACTCTTAATTGTGTCTATAGTCATGTATTCATAGTTTGCTTTACCTGTTTCACGTAACTCTTTAGCTCTCCAACTAGTGCTGAACTCTGAATTACAACCATCACACGTTAAATTACACAAATTATCAATACCTATTTCTAAATATTCTAATCCTATGCTATCTGCTTTATATTTTTCGTTAAATTCTTGTCTTAAACTTTTATGTTGTATGCTTTCTTCATAATAACATTTTTCACAACCAGAAATATATTCTCCTGCTGAACTTAATGTACGTAATTCTTCATAAGCATCGCTATGTAAGACTTTATCTAGGTCACCGTCGCTTTGTCCTATAGAATGTTTAAATCTACAGCAAGGATATACTCTTCCGCCAGGACGTATATTTGTATGTTTCCAAAATGCACTACAAAAAGTTGACATAGTCTATTTTATACCTATCAAGTTGATTATATATTTCTTGCAACAATAATTTAAGCTCTTTATCAGCATAGTAAGGTTTAGTGTCTTCATTTCTATAAGGATCAAAAAAATCTATACAATTTGGGTAAACTTTTTCTACTTTGTTAGAGTTCACATCAACAAGTGTAGGTGTTTTTGTATCAACACAATGTTTTAAGGTTGTTCCTAAGCCTGTTACTACAAAATTACTCTTACTTATTGCATATTGTAATTCATCTTCATTATATTTACTGCTTTTTATACTTACTACGTTAATTTTTTCTCTAAGTTCTTTGTCTAGAAAATTAATTGTGTCGTGATCAATCAAATCTTTTGCTAAAAGCAAAAAACTAAATTTATTTTTGTTATTTTCTTCAAATAGTTGGTCTATATGTTTCATTTGTCTACAGAATCTAAAATAAATTCAATGCTTACTCTTTCATGCTCACTAACATTAGTAGTTTGATAGGATTCTATGTAACTAGGAAAGAAATACATATATCCTTCTTGCATTTGTATCAATTCTTCTGGACAATTATAGTGTGTTCTGTTAAAAGGATCGTAAGTTTTATCAAACCAATGTGTATCTATAGGTTTTCTAAAATTTATACTTGCATTTTCTGCAGGAGTGTTCAAAAAGTAGATACCAGTAGCAATACTTTTGATTCTATTTTTAGGAATAGTGTTTCCGCCTGGAGGAATAATTGTAATCCACATATCTGTTATAGCAATTTGCTTATTACTTTTAATTTTATATCTCTGCATCATTAAATTTGCATATGTTTGTATTTCAGGGCCCGAAGCAATGCGGTTAAAACTGTGTATGCTTTGTAATCCGTTAGGACTAGTCCAAACACTACTATGGTTAGATGTATTGTAATTAACATTACTCTTATACAAGTCGTGAACAACATGCATAAGTTGATCTTTTATCTCATTATGATCCTGTACTAAGATTTTATCTATGTTACATTCTATTATAGGGCTACTGTCAATGTGCATACTGTATTTACGAGATTCAGAGTACAGGATTTATAGGTCTGGCGTTCATAAATATTGTACAACGGAGAAGATTGTGAATTTACCAAAAAGTATATGTGTCGTAGGAGGCGGAACCGCTGGATTTGTTGCCGCACTAATTGTAAAAAAGGCGTACCCTAGCATAGACATACAAATTATTGAGTCTAGTAAGATAGGAACTATTGGTGTAGGCGAAGGCAGTACTGAACACTGGAAAGAATTTGTTGACTATATGGGATTTAATAAAGCAGAGATGCTTGTAAAAAGTGATGCCACCTTCAAAGCAGGTATAATGTTCAAAGATTGGGGTAAAAACGATTACCTACAAACAGTTGAAGGAGCATTTAATATACTTGCACATGACTATCCTGTACTATACGGAAAATTAATTGGAGAAGATAAAGATCCAAAGGATCTTGTAGAGCGAGAAAGCTGGACTGGAGACATATACTGGTCAAATGAAACAGAAGAAATACTTGCAGACTTCCCAGTAGCACAATTTCATTTCAATACTGTCAAACTGAATGAGTACTTGCATGAAAAAGCAACAGCATTAGGTATTAAGATTACAGATGATATTATAGAAAATGTTACAACAGATGATAACGGCATAAAAAGTATTAGCAGTAAAGAAAAAACTTATGAAGCAGACTTTTTTATCGACTGTACAGGGTTCAAACGTTTGTTATTAAATGAACTAGGAGCAGAATGGGAAAGTTATAGTAAATTTTTAAGAATGAAACGTGCTATAGTATTTCAAACACCAGACGAAGATGCATATCCTATGTGGACCTTAGCACAGGCAATGAAATATGGCTGGATGTTCAGAATACCTGTATGGGGAAGAAAAGGTAATGGCTATATTTTTGATAGCGATTATATAGATGCTGATCAAGCACAGCGTGAAGTTGAAGAAATGCTAGGTGAAGGTATAGATGTACGTAAAGAAATTAGTTTTGATCCAGGTGCAGTGAAAAATCCGTGGATTAAAAATTGTGTTGCAATAGGATTAAGTGCAAGTTTTGTAGAACCTTTGGAAGCAACAAGCATAGGTACTAGCATACAGCAAAGTTTCTTACTTACGGACAGAATCTTAAACTATAATGATGTTACAATACAAAAATATAACAAAGAAATTGGATTAGTACTTGACGACATAAGAAACTTTATTGCATTACATTATGTTACAGATAGAGACGATAGTGATTTTTGGAAAGACCAGAAAAATATACCACTGCCTCCAGGCCTAGAAGAAAATTTAAGTCAATGGAAAATGAGATTGCCAACTAACGGTGACTTCGATCAAGGAACAGATTACAAATTATTCCAAAAAATGCATTACATATTAGTTTTACATGGCTTAGGACTGTTTGACATAGAGCAAATTAAGAAGCAATATGAAATGTTGCCACAGGACCAAAAAAGATTAGCTCAGCAAGTAATAGATGACTTAGAATACAGTAGAAAGAATTATAAAACTCTACCACATAAAGAAGTAATACGTTTGGTAAGGTTACTTAATGGGTAGGTTATTTACTTTTGGTTGCAGTTTGACACAGTTCTTTTATCCTACCTGGGCCGATTTACTAATTTGGCACTACGGTGATAAATTTTCTAAGTCAGAGAATTGGGGCAAGAGCGGCGCAGGTAATCAATATATCTTTACACGTATATTTGAAGCAGATAGTATATACAATTTTACAAAAGATGATGTAATTATAGTGCAATGGACAAGTATGTTGCGAGATGATAGATGGATTGAAGGTACCGGCTGGCATAATGCAGGAAATTTATATCATGGACAACTAAAACATGAGCCTATGACATTAAATAATTTTGACTATACAGATCAATATCAATGGGCTGACCAAGTTTATTGTGTAATGAGAGATTGTGCAATGATAGCCAGCATTGATACGTTTTTAAAGTCAAAAGGTTGCAAATATATCAAATTTTCGTATGCAGATCACTATAACGATTTGTCAGATAAGGATAGCAATCTTGATTACAGCCAATCATTATCGCCAAAAAGTATAAATGGTATATTAAATCAATATAAAGAATATTTAAAAACAGATGCTCCAGCAATAATGGATTGGAACGGTTACAATCCTAAAGATCCTGAAAGTTATGTAAACGGCAGGCCAATGACATTAGCAAATATGGGAGATAAAATGGACGAAGCAAGAGCAGAAATGCATCCTTTACCATTTGAATACGCAAAATACTTAGAAGAAAATATTTTACCCCTGCTAGGTGAAAAAGAACTTAACAAAAAAGCAATTGAATTAGCAGAACATTATCAAACAAAACTAACAGAAAACTATTTGCCAGTCTTAAGTAAACTTGGCTGGATAGAACTTAACGCAGATAAGATAGGATGGTCAGATGACTAGCAACCCACCAGTAATTGGACTAGATAGAGACGGCACAATTAATAAAGATATTGGAACGTATGTAAAAAACCCACAACAATTTGAACCTATACCCGGAAGTTTAGAAGCAATTAAAATGATTAGAGACAAAGGATATGATGTTGTAATATTAACCAATCAAGCAGGCATAATGAAGAAGGAAATGATGCCTGAGGATGTTGATATTGTACACAATTATATGTTAAAATTGCTAGGCCAAATAGGTTGCAATAGTATTAACGGATTATATTACAGTACTACTAATTTGAAAGATGATATTTACGCAAAGCCAAATATCGGAATGTTTCGCAGAGCAGAAAAGGAAATTGGAGTAGATTGGAAGAACGGATTATACATAGGAGACAAAATATCAGACCTTAAGGCGGCTGTAAAGGCGAAAGCAAAGCCTGTTTTAGTGAAAACTGGGTACGGTAACGAAACTCTTGAGAAACTTAACACTTTTGCTAACAAAGATCTGAAAAAACAAACAGAAGTGTACGAAAACCTATTAGAATTCGCAGAGAGCTTAACTGCCCTTACTGGATAAATACAGTAAGGAGCTCCATATGAACAAGACAGTATCAAATTTATTCAGCAAGGGTGTAAATGAATCAATACACTTAGCAAATAGAAGCAATTTCTCCTATAGAGGTAATTGGCTAGGCGTACATTCAAACACTGTAATGGATCAATTCCATGTTGGGCAAATAAGCAGTGCAATTTACCAAATCACAGTAGAGTTTGATAGCAATGAAAAGGAAATCTTACAATTATCAGTAGTTGCAAGACCAGACAGAGCAAGTTTTAATGTGTATGGACGTTCTTCGCTCTCAAACGATTTAATAAACATCAGTGTAGTAGTAGATGAGACAATATGCAAAGTGATTGTGAATCCAGCGGCAAGCATTTATGCAGGGGCGAAGTTAATCTACCATGCTACGTATGCAGAAACTATACATCAGTTAGTTGCGCCAAGCGCCGTTGCTGATACCAGTACTGATACAGGAAGCATAAATACATTTGATGAGACTGGTGGTTCATTTGATAATACAGCAGTAACATTTGATAGGACATAAGAAATGGCAAAAAGCATAATCAATATAGGTACAGCCGCAAACGATGGAACCGGTGATAACATCAGAGCAGGCGCTACCAAAATAAACGCAAATACAAACGAAATATACGATTCGCTAGGTGATGGATCAAACTTAAAAGATATAGTTAACTCAAGTTTAGAGCTTGACGTTCCTCCCGTAGCAGACAAAATTAACAAAATTAGTTTCCTTTGTTCCAGCACAGCAGAAAAAAACGCAATTAACCCTGCTGACTACCATGGAGCAATATTACACGTACACCAAGAAGGTAACGTTGTAGTTGCACACAGCAACCAATGGAGACAACTACTTTTAGATACAAGCGGTGGAGCAATTCCAAACTATACAGATCCGCTATCAGCAGTAGCATACAACGGTGGCATTGACTCTTTAACAGATGTAGATACAACTTCAGTAACGCCATTCACTGGAGCAGTTCTAAAATGGGATGGAGCAAAATGGGCACCAGGTACTGATGTAACAACAGGTGGAAGTGGAACAGACGCTGATACACTTGACGGACAAGATGGTTCATACTATTTAAACTGGAACAACTTTAGTAACAAGCCAACTATACCAACTGCACTTACAGATTTAAGTATTGTAGACGGAAGTGCTGATCAAGTTTTGAAAACAGATGGTAACGGTAATTTTAGTTTTACTACTGTTAGTGCAGGCGGCACACAAAATTTATTTGAAACAGTAAACGGTGACAACGGTACTACAACTGCTAATAGTGCAACTGATGCATTAACTATTGCAGGTGGTACAAATATTTCAACAACTGTTGTTGGTGACACAGTAACAATTAACTATGCAGGTGACGCACTATCAGGTGAAGCAAACCAAAATGCATTTAGTTTTGTACAAGGTGACAGCGGTATTGCAGAAGCTGATACTACAACAGATACGCTTACAGTTCAAGGTGGTACAGACATAACAACATCTGTTACTGGAGACACAATTACTATTGCATATTCCGGAACAGCACCTACACTTGCAAGTCTAAGTGACACAACTATTAGTTCACCAAATGCAGGTGCAATGGCACACTTTGATGGTTCATCAAATTTAATTGATAACAATAATATTAACATTGACCAAGTAGCGTTTCCTGCTATAACTAGATTAACAGTTACAGCGGCAGGCTCTTCAGGTTACTTATTTGATCAATATGGTTCAAGTCAAGACCCAAGCATTTATGCAATAAGTGGAACTACTATTGCTTTTGATTTAAATGATTCCTCATTAGGAAACCATCCATTCCAAATTGAGACGAGTGGTGGACTTGCTTATAATGAAGGACTTGTACACGTTGACTCAAGTGGTAATATAAGTACAGGAAGTTCAGCACAAGGTAAGACAGATGGTACACTTTACTGGAAGATACCAGCAAGCACTTACGGCACTTATGCTTATCAATGTACTGTACACAGTTCAATGAGAGGTAATATTGTTGTTAAAGACATAAGCAGTATTTAAGGATAGACAATGGTCGCAGTAGTTAATTCAAAAAAGTTTAAGTCAGAACAAGGTTTTGAAAGTCCTAAGTTTTCCGTTGACACCAACGGTAAATTGGTTGGAGAAATTCTTGACATTAAACAAATCCTACTGAATGGTGTTCCTTTTGTTGGAACAGTTGACGACGGAGAAGAAGAAGGCGGCGGTGGCGGCGAAACTACTAATCCTTTTGAAAATATTGCAGACCTATCTGTAAACACAACCTTTAATGTTACACAAAGTAGTGTATCAAATTTAAGAGTTGCTAACGGTATAGTTACTGTAGCAAGTACAAATACTGGATCTATAGATAATATGGATATCGGCCAGACTACACCAGGACAAGCAAAGTTTTATGAACTTGATATTGTCCCGGCAGGCGATAGTACTGCGGCAGTATTAAATGCAGACGGTGCAACAGTAAATGGTTCACTTACTTTTAATAGTGTACCAACATCTGCTCAAGCACCAACAATTAACAACCACGTAACTACAAAAGGTTACGTTGATAGTCAGGCTATAGCTTTATCAATAGCACTTGGAGTATAAAAAAGAATGGCAAAGAAAAAGATAGAAAATTATGTGTTTAGACCAGGATTGGGTTTAGATGACAATGCATATCCAAATGCTTGGAGTTTAATCAACCAAAACTACAATTTTATAAAAAAGGAAGTTGCGGCATGGATACAAGCTCAAGTAAATAACGGCAACACAGATTTTTTATTCAATAGAGCAAAATGTATTAGAGACTTAGGATACATTACAGACGCTACACAATACGATATGGCGTTTGGCACAAACTATAATGCAGTGTTCCAAGGAACAATGGAGCAGTATTCTATTGATATCAGCAACACTGTTGTCAATACTCTAGTAAATGCTAAAGCAAGATTCGCAGATCTTAGTGGCGTCAAAGCTGATGCAACAGCAGTAGCAAGATTAAATGCGGCATGGGACGAAGTAATCGACATAGCACAGAATGGTTATTTAAGTGCTGACACAGTTACTTGGGCAGAACCAAGTAGTGTTAATGCAGATAACGCCGCGGCAAAAGATCAATTAAATGCTAACCTAAATTTTATTGTTAATGATGTAAGTGCTTATGTAAATGTAAATTATCCTACACTAGGTTACGATCAAGATTTATTTGAAAACGATATCAAAATTTTAACAATGGCGGCTACATACGACATACTGTATGGCGGTAACGCGGCAAGTTGGGACGCGGCAAAAGGTATGGTAACATATAGTGAAATTGGTAAAGAAGAATACCAAACAGCTATGCTTGCGGCAGTTGCACATTTCAAAACAATTGGTTTAGCAGTTATTCAAGGAACAACAGTTACAGCACAAACAGGTAACAACGTTTCTCAAAACACTTCAGGTGGAGCGGCAATAGGTGATATAAACAATATTAATTGGAATGCTTTAATTGATTACACAACAAATGAAATTACTACAGCAGGTTCAATTGATTTAGTTACAAGAACAGCACCTAGTATTGGTTGGGTAAGTGCAAGTTTAACAACTGCTTACAATGCTATTGACTCAAACCAAACTACTATAATTGCAGATGTTACTCCAGAAGCGGCTTATTCTTACAACCAAGAAAAGTGTGAACGTGATACAGGATTTAATTTAACAGCATGGTTACATGACTTACGCTATAATGGTAATGAAGAAACATACAGAATTGCAAGCACATACTGGGAAGGTAGCGTAGCTCAAGTTGATGGCGACAGACTTCCAGAAATACGTGCAAAAGAATTTACAAGAGATTTAATCAACAATAATATTTTAACAAATACTGCACAAAGCACACCTTATCAAACAGAAATAGCTCAAGTTGTTGACACAAGTAAAACAGCTGAGGGTGCAGGTGCTACAAGAATTAGCACACTATCAGGAATAGTTATTAGTACAATCCAAACAGGACTAAGTGCATTACCTACATTAGAAAATAAAGGATTAGGTCATGTAAGATTTGAAGGCAATTATGATCTAAGTGATATACTTTTAATTACAAACAGTACACGTAATGAAATAGTTTATAATTTTAGTGATCCGGCTAGAGGCGGTACTCTTGCACTTAAGACAGATGATATTCCAAGAGACAGTAGTGGTTATACATTAAAATATGACTTTACATCTGCTAACAGAGACGCAGATGACGACTTTAAAAAATATTTACAAATGACCGATGGTGTTGTTACACTTAACTTCAAATTTAACACTTCAGCACATGAAGAAACAGATGATGTACAAATTTATGTAGAAACACCAGAGATAAGAACTAGACCATATGACTTTGGTACAGACGCTATCGAACGTATGCGTATGGCTCCACCATTAAGTATGCTTGACGCTGACTTTGAGTATGGACTACAGCCTACGAAGTGGTCAGCAATAGGAACACAAAGAGGTTATCCTTCAATATATGAGATACCAGGTACAGATACAGAAGTTGCAACAGTGGCGACAGATGCTTCATCAGGTACACAAGGAATTGGTGCTTCATTAATTACTGTAACAACTCAAGGCTCACATGGATTTATTCCTGGCACGCCAATTACAATTAAAGCATTAGAAGATAGTGTTACTGGTGCAAGTAGAGCTGAAGGTAGTTTTGTAATTACAACTGTTCCTACTAACAATACATTTACATATTACGCTAAAGCAAAAGTTGGTACAGTTGATGGACAAATATTGTCAACTACATACACACAATTACGTAAAGGTGATTTTTACACAGGTGCGGCAGTTGGACTACCAGATGTTACTGTTGTAAGTAACGGTACTGCTGGTAACATGACATTATCATTAGCGGCACAAACAGGTGAAAACAGATTAGCATTTACAGGAGATGTTCCAGAAGTTGGTGCTCCGGTTGTTTACACAGATATTCCAACAGGTGCACAGATTACTGGTGTATCGAGTACACCTACTGGTAACGCATTAGTGCCAGTGACTACTGCTAATATTGGCATAGGTGACACAACTTTTGACGTTGCAGACACAACAGGAATTGTTGTTGGACTAGCGGCAGATAATGGTACAGGCGATGGTATTTTCGTAACAGATGTTACAGGACAAACAGTTACAATGAGTGGCGAGTTTACAGCGGCACTTACACAAAGTCAGCAAACATACACAGCAGTAAGCGGTACAACTACATCTGCGGCAGGTATTAATGCTGAATTTACGGTTAGTAAAGCATCAACAACTTATTCAGTAGACACTATATCACAAGCAGGTAGTGGATACGCTGTAGGTGATCAAATACTTGTAGCAGGTAATTTAGTAGGAGGTACTACTACAGCAAATGATGCAACTATTACAGTTTCAACAGTAGATGGTAGCGGCGGTATTACAGGAGTAACTATTGCAGGTACTGCTCTAGATGGTGCTATAACATATAATAATCCTACAACTACATATCAAAACGACGGTGGTAGCACACTTCCGCAAATAGATATTACATATTCAGATGGTGCATATGATGGCGTAACTTTAACAAGTCCAAATAACAGTACAGGATACAAAGTTGGCGATAGAATTAGAATTTTAGGTAGCCAAGTATTGCCAGGTACAGGACAAGACGGTAATCAAAGTGCAGGCGGAAACGACTTTATATTTAAAGTAACAAGTGTAGACGGCACAGGAAATATTACAGGTACAAGTGTTGATACAGCTGACTGGTCAATTGGTGTACCGCCAGCAGATGACAGAACATACAACTTTAACAGCAGTGAATTAAGTTACACTGGTGGTTCAGGTTCAGGCTTTGAATTTAGTGTTACTGCATCAAGCGGTAACTACTCTGTCAACATAGCGGCGGCTGGTACAGGTTATACAACAGCAGACACAATCACTTGTTCAGGTGCTGATATGGGCGGTACTGCTCCGACAAACAACTTAGTTTTAAGAATTAACGATGTAGGCGCAAGTGGTGAAGTAATAGGATTTAGATTAGAAGGTCCTGACGTATCTTCAACTGCTACAGCGGCTGACAGTGGTTCGTTTGTAGGTAAGAGCGGTAGTGACTTAGTAGGTTCTGGTGCTACATTTAACATACAAAATGATGGCGCGGCATACACAGTAGCGGCGATTGCAACTGCTGGTACAGATTATCACTTAGGACAAGAATTTTTAATTGAAGGAAGCCAATTAGGAGGATCTACTCCAGCAAATGATTTAACACTAACTGTAACTACAGTTGGCAACTTAGGTGAAGTACAAGCAGTAAGTGTGTCAGGTACACCAAGCACATTAGCAAGTGTGTTTACTGGCATAGCAGGTACAAACGTTGCAAATAATGGTGCAGGTGCATCATTGAATGTAACAAGAAGCGGATCAAGTTATTCAACTGTAACTATAGACACAGGCGGAACAAATTATAGAGTAGGTAACAAAATTACTATACTAGGTACTGCATTAGGTGGAGCAACACCAGCAAATGATGCTGTTGTTACTGTAACAGGTGCAAGCACAGGTGCAATTACTACTGCAACTGTAACTGGTACAAGTATTGCAGGTGATAGTTTATCACTGGTTAACTCCGTTACTATGTCTGAATTTACAACTGCTCCTATTACAGCAGGAGAAATAGTTCCTTTTGAAGCGTTAGCAACATTAGAAGCAACTTTCCCTAACCCACACGGAATTGTACCAGGTGCAACATTTATTACAACAGTAAGTTCAGATGATGGAGATGTAGGCGGTTCAAACAATCATGCTTTAGCATCAGGTGCGTTTATTGCTACGCAAGTTCCTACAAAAAATACATTAAGATTTCCAGCAAGAGCTCCAGGAGCAATTACTACAACAGGTAACGATAGTATACTTGCAAACATTTACTTACGTCCAGATTCATTCTTTATACATAGACCATACGATGGCGGTGTTCAGTTAGGAACAGGCGGTCCACAACACGGATCACAAGCAATACGTCAAAGTAAAAAGTATATTAGATATCAGTCAGGTAAAGGTATCATGTATACAACGGGTGCGTTATTTGCTCCAAGTTATGATATAGCAAGTGCAACTTCAAATGGTACTGAAGTAGGTAGTACAATTACTGTTACTTGTGATGACAATGATCACGGTATGCAAGTTGGCGGTAAAGTAAGATTAATTGGTGTTGAAACAGAAGGCTACAACGGTAACTATACTGTTACACAGGTAGTAAATGAAAGAACATTCCAAGTATTAGGTACTAGACGTTTAGGAAGTATTACTGCAACATTAGGTTTTGCGGCACAGGTTGCTGTAACAGGATGGCATGGTGCAACTGTACGTTCGGGTATCTTTGATGACCAAAACGGAATTTATTGGGAGTACGATGGCTCTAATATTACAGTAGCACAGCGTACAAGTACAAAACAGATTGCAGGTACTATTGCAGTAAGCCCAGACAGTAATTTAGTTACTGGTAATGGTACAAAGTTTAGAGATCAATTAAAAGCAGGTGATAGAATTGTTATAAGAGGAATGACACACGTTGTTTCACATGTAACATCACAAACATCTATGTCAGTCACACCAGACTATAGAGGTGTAAATGAAGTTTATGCCGCAAAAGTATGTTTGGTTACAGACAAAAAAGTTAAACAAGATGAATTCAACTTAGATAGATTAGACGGTACAGGACCAAGTGGATATAACATTGATATTGCATACATGCAGATGATTGGTATACAGTACAGTTGGTATGGTGCTGGTTTTATTGATTGGATGCTACGTGGTAGTGACGGTAACTTTGTGTTTGCACATAGAATGCGTAACTCAAACGTTAACACAGAAGCATTTATGAGATCAGGTAACTTGCCTGTACGTTATGAAGTAACTAACGAAGGACCAGGTGCAAAACTTTCTGCAAACATGTCAGATAATACTGCGTTTGTTCCATTAGATGATGCACGTTTCTTTCCAACAAGCGGAACAGTTTATATTGACAACGAGCTAATAGCATTTAGTAGTGTTGATTATGCAAATAATAGACTAACAGGATTAACAAGAGCAGTAAGTATGTTTAACTTCCAAGCTGGTGCTCAAAGACAGTACACAGCAGGTCCTGCAACAACACATGATGTAAAAACAGGTGTAGTACTTGTAAGTAATACTATAACACCACTTATATCACACTGGGGTTCAGCGTTTATTACAGATGGTAATTTTGATGAAGATAGAGGTTACATTTTCTCTTACACAGAAACAGGACTTAATATTAGTACAACAAGACAAACAGCATTCTTGCTACGTCTAGCACCTAGTGTTAGTAATGCTATTGTTGGAGACTTAGGTGATAGAGAACTACTAAACAGAGCTCAGTTGCTTATGCAGTCTATGGAGATTACATCAGACGGTGAAGATGGCAGTGCAAATAAAATTTTAGGTGGTATAGTTGTTGAAGGTATTCTAAATCCACAAAACTATCCATTGAATCCAGCAGACGTTGGTTGGCAGGGATTGTCAGGACTAGCACAAGGTGGACAGCCTAGTTTTGCTCAAGTTGCTTCAGGTGGTTCTGTTGTATGGAACAGTGGTGACACAAGTACAACTGCTACAGCAACAATTATTCCAAGAACACAAGTAAACGCACAGATGAACACATTCCAGGCTAATAGACGTAGAAACTATGCGTACTTCTATCCTAGCTTCTTAGATAAAAACTTAGAAGTTGGTAGTGAAGTTGACGATTCAAAATTCTCAAGCGGAACTACAATTACACAGATTACAAACTACAACAGTTATGTATTTGTAAGATTTAGTTCTACTTCTACAAGTAACTTAGCAGATAACCAAAACGTAACATTTGCTTTTGGTGGCGACAGTGAAAACAGAAACTTTGCATTGTTTACACAAGCAAGTTGGGAAGCGGCAGGAGCAAAAGCAGGTACAGAGCTAGATACTCCACCAACTGACCAAGGCGATATTTCATTCCCTTCAGGTACATATGTATCAGCAGTTGAAGGACCACTAACATTTGGTGATCCAGATGTTCCAGGCGAATTTGTAATTTACTATAAAGTATCATTCAATAATGCGGCAACAGGTACTGTACAACCAGGAGATGCTTTTAACTTTATCTTTAGACAACCTCCGTATGCACAGCCAGGTGAAACAGTATTTTCATTTATTGCTACACCGGGTGAACGTTCAAATCTAGATTTGGCAACATTGAAAGAACTTACAAATACTACACTAGGTGGTAGAGGTACTTTCCCTAATGGACCAGATGTCCTAGCAGTAAACGTTTATAAAACGTCAGGTGCGGCAGTTAACGCTAATATTATTATTAAGTGGGGTGAAGCTCAGGCATAAGGTTGTGTTTAATGTCTTCTCTTTACAAATCTATTCAAAGACTCAGAAATACTTGGTATAAGACTACTGTTTATAAAGAAAGATATGCACAGTATGGTCATACTTGGTCTAAGTATCACCAATTATATCTTGACGACAAAACATATAAATATGTTAAGTCATTGATTTTAAAAGAAAAAATACTAGAAAAATCTATAAAAGAAAACCAAGATCATTTACAATTACAAGTAAACGATTTTTTAAATACTAATCCTCAGATGTTTGATTTTGGGGGTCTTGTTTGGGCAATGTTTGACTATCTTCAACAGTTTGACCATCTTCAACAGTCTGACTATCACCTCTAACAATTCTATAATTGTCTTCTACACTGTCAGCAGTGCTTACTTCTGTAACACTACTACCTGCTTCCATTGCGATTAATTGATGTGGCTGTAATGGAGGATTATGCCATGTATCGCCTTCTTTTAGTTCTTTCTCATGAAGTGTAGCATCTTTTGTATCAATCCATTTAAGTAAAAAACGTCCGTTATTTACAAACCATGTTTCGTCTTTTTCTTTGTGAAAGTGTAGGCTAAATTTACTTCCTACTTTTTCAAAAACCATTATTTTGCCACAGTACTTGTCGTTAGTTGCCCAAATTAATTCAAAGCCCCAACCTTTATCGATTTTACCTTTTAATTGTGTCATTGTTCTTTCCTAAAAAATAATGAGATACTAAATCTCCATTTGTTAACTATTGGTGCTCTAATACTATGTGGTATTTCACCATCAAACCAAATAGCTCTATTAGGTTTAGGTGTACAAGCAAATTCAATTTCTTTTCCGTTTTCTTTGTCAAAAAATAGGGTCTCTCCTCCCCATTCTTGATTCCATGTTTCGTTAAGATATAATAAAAATACATTTGTATCTTTATGTGTATGACTGTAATGCACACTGCCTATATTGTCACAATTAACTATTGCAAAGTCAAAAAGTGTCGGCTTTATAAATTTTTTATATCTGTCATGTGTTAAGTGTTGTAGTATTTTAAGTTCGTTTAATGCTTCTAAATCTAGTCTACTATGTAGATAAACTTCATCAGTAGTACGTCTATCACGCCATCCAAATTTAAATGGTGTCTGCTCCATGACAGCAACCTGAGCATGTTCAAAACTATTGAAATCTAATACATTATCAAACACTTGTATCATTTAAATATTCCTCTACTGACCAAAACTTAGGTAATTCTATATGCTCTTTTATTTTTGTCATATCAGCTTCTGTAAACACTTGGTATTGTGGACGTAGTGTTATTGGCATAGGTTCGTGTATAACTCTTGCGTTATATTTTTTAGCAACAACTTGTGCAGTATCTTCAAGATTAACTGCTTTACCTGTACCACAATTAAATATTCCACTTACATCTTTTTCCATCATTGCTTCGTGTATTTTACAAACATCATATACACAAATTAAATCTCTATTGAAACAATCACTATCTTCAAACACTATAATACATCCATTACGTGTTGCTTGATCCTGCCATTTACTAATCATACTCATTTGATGTTGTTTATGTCCTTCACCCGGACCATATACATTTGTGTATCTAAATCCTTGAATTATTGTTTGAAAATTTTCTACTCCAACATCTCTAATACTTTTATCAATTAAATATTTGCTCCAAGCATAAGGTGTTTGAGGCAGGCATTTTGAGTCTTCTCTAAAGCCGTCCATACCAGGACCATAAACTGCACTACTACTTGCATATTGTAAATTTACACCATATTGATCGCAAACTTGTATTAATCTACTTGTAAATTCAAAATTTTGTGCCCAAACTTTGTCTACATCTTTTTCTGTTGTATCACTTATAGCACCTAGATGAATTACCCAATCATATCTAGTTACATCAGGTATTATATTAGGTACCCAATCAAAACCGTCAACTTTATGTCCTTTACCTAAAAAATAATGGACTATATTTTGTCCTATAAATCCTCTATGACCCGTTACTAGTATCTTCATTTATTCTTCCAATTGTATAACTTGAACTGTAGCCTTCTACAGTAGGAAACAGTCTTACTTCTGCTAAGTCATGTCCTACAACTTCTTCTACAGTATAATCACCGCCTTTTACTATGTACTTAGGCTTGATTTGTTTTATTATATTATACGGTGTTTCTTCATCAAATACAACCACTTTTTTGATAAAAGGCAAAGAAAACAGTGTTTCATATCTTGTTTTCTCATCATTGTATGGTCTAGTTGCACCTTTTAATTTTTTTACACTTTTATCACTGTTCAGTCCTACAACAAGTTCATGTCCTAAAGATGATGCATACTTTAATAGCTCAATATGTCCTTTGTGTATTATATCAAAACAGCCATTTGTAAACACTATTGTATGTTCAACATCTTGTTTTGTTAAAATGTAAGTACCACTATGCTTTACACTTTCAGTTGATCCTTTGACAGCAACTTTTAAGCAAGTTTCATAATCATAACCTTGTGTTAGTGCATATACAAAGCCTGCTAGGAAACAATCTCCTGCACCTGTAACATCTGAAACTTCAACATTATCTACTTCTACTTCATAGTTTTTACCATCAATATTAGCAATTACTTCTTCGCCTGCATTAGTAGTAATAATGTTACCTTGCCATTCATCAAAACCTAAATCATGAAATTCATTGTAGTTAGGTTTCACTAGCCAAGCGTTCTCATAGAACCAAGCATTTTCTTTTGGATCAACAATTACTTTGCAATTATACTTGTTAATATGTTTAATAATGTCTTTTGCTTCATCTAATACGCCTTTGTTATAATCACTTAACACAACATAATCATATTGAGAAAAATCTGTTTGTTGGACTTGTTTTAGTACATCCATTCCATTTGCTGGCTTGTCGTCGTCTATACGTGTAATGTAATGTCCATCACACATTATTCTTGTTTTGACACTAACTTGTCCTTCAGTTTCGAACATAGTTACATCTACACCTAAACTTTTTAGATTTTCATAAACAAGTCCTGCACCGCCTTTTGTTTCTTTTTCTTCTATATAAGTTATTACAGGAACAGGTGCTTCTGGACTTATCCGACTTGAAGTGCCGTAAATATATTTGTCGATGATGACATCACCGATTACTAAAACTTTATTCATCTTTTTCTAATATCTGTATTAAGTCAAAAACTGTTTGTAATTTTGTAATATTTTGTTTACTTTGTAGAGTATTACGTAAACCTAAGTGTAAAGGCTTTGGCCACTTACCAAAACTTACCCAAGCGTATCCATCATGCTCATCATTAAGTGTTGGAATGAATTCTTTCTTTACTACGCAAAGGTATGTGTGAAAATTGAATCTTTCATCATTAGAAACAAAAGTTTCTAAAGGTATTGATTTGATAATTTCTGGATCAAAACCAAGTTCTTCGTTTATTTCACGTTGAAGTGTCTTCCAAGGTGTCTCAGCTGTTTTACCCTTGCCACCTACAAGGCCCCAAACGTTATTTTGTTTTGTTTTTGTTCTGTGGAGCATCAAGAAACGTTTTGTTTCTAATGAATATAATAGGGCTCCACTGCATGATATATCCGGCATGCAAGTACTTATTTTACAGTACTATACGCCAGCTTCCGTTTTGGTATTCGCCTTCGAAGCTCAATACCCATTCAGCATCTACATATTTGTACTGTACACCTGTGTTTAAATTAGTTGTATATACAATATTGTCTGTAGCATTTGCACTAGCATCAAATATGATTTCCCATGCAGTACCTGTCCATTCAATAATATCATTAGCACCAGCTATAAAATCAGTGCCGTTTGCGTTTTTCCAAGCATTTGGACCTATTGATAAACCTAAGTTTGTTTGATTTTGGTTACCTATATCATCAAGTATTAATAGACGTATACCCACTGCTTTATCTTGTGTAGGATTAAATTTTTGTGGATCAATAATAAAATCTA